AATCTTTCATTATATATTTCTCATTCTCATAATGAAGTGGTCCAGTAATATATGGATAAGAGTACTCTGGTTCAAATAGTATAATAGATGCTGGTCTAATATATCGTCGCAATGGAATATACGGTGGATTATATAAACCAGTACAATCAGCATAAGCATCTTTACAATCCGCACAACAACTACATTGTAAAAGACCACAACATATCGGTGGACAGGGAATAGGATAAGGTCTTGGGATGGCGCTAGAAGTCGCATCTTGCATAGGTATACATGGATATGGTTGCTCCTCCTCACCAGGCCAATTAGTATAATTAGTCCATGTATTTACTTTATTAGCATCATTGCGTCTAAAATACCACATCCAATTAATTACTAGTCCACTACTACTAAAGCGCAATCGATGTTTTGATGTGGCGGTATGATTAATCGTTGTTTCATGAACTTCTTTAATTAAATAGCTTTGTGGTTTATTAGCTAGAACTCGAGATTCATCTGCTTCTAAAAATACATATGTACACATTAAGTGAGGATTAGCATACCATAAAGTATTTATTGTGGGATTTAAAAAATGAAGCCAATTGACCAAATTATTTATACCCTGGGGAGGTTGATATATAAATAAATAAAACTGATATCTAGCACCAAGTTTATGCATAGTAGTTGTAAAACCAGGTTTAACATATTTAATTGTTTCAAGAACGCCATTATTATAATTATCTCTAACATAGTGACTCATATCTCTAACAACAAATAATTCTTTTATTGGTCTACATGTTATTTGTATCTCTAGTAAATTGTATTTTAAAGCAACAAGTGGAAAGGCTAATGTGCTATTTAGAGTTCCCCAAATATTCAGTGGTATATATAATTTTCGACCTCGTATTGATGGTTCTATACCACTACTCCAATTTGCATTCTCGGGTATAAAAGCGGTTGGATAATGACCATTTCTATTACTAAAATTTGCTGGGTCATTTAATTCGGGAATATTACCGGTCATTTTATCAAGCAAATCCTTTTTCTCTTGTGAAAAATCTCGCTGAACCATATTATATAAGTAATCACCAGAGAATTCCTGTACTAATTGACCAGCTATAGTATACCTCACATTTTCAATCAGCTGAAATCCCAGATTCTTAATCCATTTAAACTCATATGGTTGAGTAGCCAAATTAGCTGGGTTATTACTAGGATCATAATATTGACCACTAGGATCTTTTTGGGTTTTATGTACATAAAATGGACTCCAAATATGAGGTATATCTACTACAAAATATGTGTCTAGTAACAAATCAGCATATCTATCTATTTTAAATTTATATACAGAGGATTGTTGTTCTCGTAATGTATGCTGACCCTTGAATACGACTTGAAACTTTTGCATCCCAAAATTTGTATATTTCGCATAAGTTGTTTTAAAGAAATTTTTACTAGGATTTCCATTTAATATTATATTTTTATTGCCATATGCTATTAAATTTAATAGACCTCCGCCCATATTATATATTATTAATATTAATATATAATATTTAACTGTATTTAATTATTATAAATTATTGTCTACTTAATGCTAAATTCGCCACGCCAGATTCTATTACTAGCATATTGTATCGCTCTTCCATAATATGTAAATTAAAAGAGTATTTATAATCTGCCCAATATGGTTTATTTCTAGCAATCTGTGGTCCTGGTAATTCACTTGGTGGTGAAACATAATTACATAATTGTGATACATATATATTACCAGAAGCAACGGGTGGTTCAATAGTAGTATATTGAAACCCTATTGTATTAAATTTACTAATATTAATTGCTCCACTAGGTTGTTCGGTAAATGGATTTGTGCTTATACAGAAATTATAACAATAGACACCCTTCTTGCCATTTCCTGTAGTTCTCGCATATTTTTCTATATAATCAGGAACACCCCAACCAAATCTTGTTTCGCGAACTAGATTATCTAATGTTAATCCCCAAGTAGTCATAATATTATACTCATTTTCTATATGAAGTGGTCCCGATAAATATAAACTACATAGTTTACCCTGCGCTGTCGGTTGACATATAGGAACTCCCGGCGGAGTATACGGAAGTGGGGTTGGTGTAGGATTAGTACTTACATCTAAAAATGAAGTCGCCGCATAAGGTATATAATTATAATCCCAATTACTATAATTTGACCATTCATTTCTCTTATTAACATCACTTCTTTGAAAAAACCACATCCATGAAACCACTAATCCTGCTGTTTGAATTAATTGGAGATATTCCTTCATTGCTACTATATTATAATATCTTTGTTCATGAACTTCCTTGATTAGATAACACTGCTTATTCAGAGCAAAATCTTTTACCTGCTCATTATCTAAAAATATATATCTACTCATTAAATGAATATCAGCATTCCAGTCTACTCGTTTTTGAGGATATAAATCATCATCGGCTACTGTTCCAGTTATTCCTATTTGATTTCGTGGAGGTTCATATAAGAAATAATATAATTTATAGTAAGGATCTGTATGACATGTCGCAGTATAAGGAATATAGTTACAAGACTGATCCGTATTATGTGCATAATGTTCTATATCTCTTACTACAAATAAGTCTAGTATTGGACGACAAATAATTTCAATAGATACTTCAGTATATTGCATACTTACTAGAGGTAAAGCCATTGATGACATTAAAGAAAACCAAATATTTAGCGGAACATATATTCGGCGACCTCTTATGGACGGCTCTATTCCATTACTCCAGTGGGCTGCCGATAATATATGATATGAAGCATTCGGATAATTACCATTTCTATTACTATAATTTGCCGGATCATTTAGCTCTGCTGTATGACCACTCATTTCATTGAATAGATCCTTCTTATCATTAGAAAAATCACGATGCATCATGTTTAAAAGATATTGTCCGGTAAATTCCTGAATAACTTGACCATTGGCTAAAAATCTGACAGCTTGAATTGCTTGACTACCTAAATTTTCGATCCACTTAAATTCATATGGTTGACAATTTGAAATATCTCCATCTTTATTAACATAGATTGGACTCCAGATACTTGGTAAAGTCATGACAAAATATGTATCTGCTAATAAATCGGCATATCGAGGTATTTTAAACTGAAATCTAGAATTCTCCGTCAAATGTAATGTCTTGGAACCTTCTACATCTATTCTAAATTTTTGCATACCAAAATTCGCATATTTTGCGTATGTTGCTTTAAAAAAACTTTTTTTAGGATTACCACTTAATATTAAATTTGCTTTTCCTGTCGATTTTAAATTTAATAGACCACCAGGCATAATATATATTTATAATAATAAAATTAATCTATTTAACTATTTATTATTATTATAATGAAGATTTATTCTTTACCTTGAAAACATTAATTGTGCCATACCACCTTCAAATATTAATACATTATACTTCTCCTGCATTATGTGTAAATTATATCGATAAAGATAATCTAATACATTTGGATTTTCTACTCCCAAAATATTATCACAAATATCACATTGTAATAAATGATTATGATGCTGAACATAAGATAAATCATAAGGTTTAATTGTACTATACTGAAACTCTATATCTGTAAATTTACTTAAATTCATTGCTCCGCTAGGTTGGGTAGCAAAGGGATCTGTTGAAAGACAGAAATTATAACAATATAACCCCGATTTCGCATTACCAACTGTTCTCATGTATTTCTCTGTATAATTTACTATACCAACATCAAATATCGTTTCACGCACTTTTCCATCAACTAGTAATCCCCAATCCGTCATAATATTCTTCGCGTTTTCTACATGAAATGGACCAGTAATATACATCTTTTTATACTCATGTGTTTGCGCATTTGTAAGACATGGTTTGGGATACTCGGGTGGATATGTCAGTGGGTTTGATAGAGATATATCTTGACTTAGAATACAAGGATAAGGCATATAATTATATTCCCAATTACTATAATTAGACCATTCATTTCGCCGTTTGACATCAGTCCTTTGAAAAAACCACATCCATGATGTCACTAATCCTAGATTATCTAGTTGCGCTCGTTGAGTTCCTAATACATTATAAAATGTTTCTTCCTGAACTTGTTTTATTAAATATGACTGTGGTTTACCCGCAAAAAACCTTTCTTCTTCCTTATCTATAAAAGCATATGTACTTACTAAATGAATATCCTGATGCCAATTATCCCGAATATTTAAATATCTTCCCGAGGCATCACTTGAATCAGCTCCAATATCATTGGATGTTCCTGTTATGTAATATGTATTATAAGGCGGCTCCTGTAAAAAATAAAACATTTGATGAGCTGGGTCATTAAAATCCGGCGCAATATAAGGAGGATTATAATATCTGTAGCGATCTGATGTAGTCCAACCAGAAGTAGCATCTTTTTCATTATTTAACCAGGACAAATCACGAATAACAAACAAATCTTGAATTGGTCTACATACTATTTCTATAACAACCTTATTGTATTGTAAGCATAAAAGTGGAAGCGCCATTTCTGATAATAATGTTGACCAAATGTTAAG